CGTATAGCCCGCGGGTTGCATTTATGCCGTTTCATGAGCGCACAACCCGTTGGTCATGTTTGGTCGCCCACCGAAGGGCCGGTAAAACCGTGGCGGCAATCAATGATGTGATAAAGCGGGCAATCACCGAGGGCAACCGTAGCGCACAGTATGCGTACATTGCCCCGTTCCGCAGCCAGGCCAAGCGGGTGGCGTGGGATTACCTTAAGCATTACGCTGCGCCAATTACCAAAAACACAAACGAAGCCGACCTAATGGTGGAACTGATAAACGGCGCAAAGATCATGCTGTTTGGCTCAGACAACGCTGACGCTATGCGTGGTTTGGGATTTAACGGCGTATACCTGGATGAATATGGCGATTTCAAGCCTAGCGTTTGGGGCAATGTGATTCGGCCTACGCTGTCCGACCGGCTGGGTTGGGCAGTGTTTGGCGGCACTCCCAAAGGGAAAAACCAGTTTCACGACATTTACAAGGTCAGCCAAGCAACGCCGGATTGGTTTTTGCTGCGGTTACCGGCATCTGTAAGCAAAATCCTGCCCGAATCTGAGTTGGTGGCAGCACGGGCACAGTTAAGCCAAGACCAATTTGATCAAGAATACGAATGCAGCTTTGATGCGGCAATCCTTGGCGCGTACTACGGGCAAGAGATGCGCTTGGCGCAGGACGAAGGCCGTATCAGGGAATTGCCGTTCGATGTCGATGCGCCGGTCTATACCGCATGGGACTTAGGCTATCGGGACGATACCGCCATTTGGTTCTATCAAGTTATCCGAGGCGAGATCAGGGTCATGGACTACTACGCCGTCAGCGGCGCAGGCATTGAGGACATTGCCCAAGTGGTGATTAACAAGGGTTACCGGTACACCAAGCACTACCTACCGCATGACGCACGGGCAAAAACCCTTGCAAGCGGCGGCAAATCCATCGTGGAACAGCTTGCGGCCCACCTTGGCGGCATGAGTAAGCTGGCAATCGTGCCTGAAATTGGTATCCAAGACGGCATTCAAGCGGTCAGGATGGTGTTGCCAAGGTGCTATTTCGACCCAAGCTGTGAGGAAGGGCTAGAGGCGCTGCGCCAATATCAGCGGGAATACGACGAAGACAAAAAGGCATTTCGACAAAATCCCCGCCATGATTGGTGTTCACACCCAGCGGATGCCTTTAGAATGCTTGCAGTCGCCTACCGGCAAGAGGCAAGAGATCAAACGCCGCCCAAGGGTAAGACCCTGCAAACCATCACATTGGATGAGTTGTGGGAATATGACACTCAACATCATCGTGGAGAACGAATATGAGCCAGCCAGTAGCAGAAGTCGGTGGGTACAAGAACATCACAGCAACCGGCGCAGTCAGCACCGGCTCTTGCCAATTAATTGGCTTTTACGTTAACAGCACAACCGCGGGCACTTTGGTGCTACGCAACGGCGGCGCAAGCGGCGAAGTGATGTCGGGTACGATTACGCCCGCCATCGGGTTTCACCGATTTCCTGCCAACGTGGGCGTAAGTCTTTATGCAACGGTTGGCGGCACTTTGGACGTTACATTCTTCTTTGCTGCGGGTAGCTAATGGCTTATCAAGAAATGGGTGCATACGAGGGCGATGACCCTGGCCCGTATTGGCACGACCAAATAGAGGCCGCGCAAAAGGTCTTTGAAAAGTGGGAAAAGCGCGGTCACAAGATCATCAAGCGTTATCGGGATGAGCGCGATGCGGTAGAAATGCCCCGTGTGCGCTACAACATTTTGTGGTCAAACATCCAAGTGCTGTTTCCTGCGCTGTATGGCAGGCAAGCCAAACCCGAAGTTTCCCGCCGCTACATGGATCAAGACCCCGTAGGTCGGTTGGCATCCACGATGTTGGAACGGGTCATGGAATATGAAACCCTCCAATTTGGCGACTTTGACCAAGCCATGCGCGGCGCGGTGGAAGACCGATTGCTGCCTGGTCGCGGTACGGTGTGGATTCGCTATGAGCCGGTGATTGTTAACGAACAACCCGAAGTAAGCGAAGGCGCTGTAGAAGTAGAAGAGCCAGGCGAGGCTCAGATTTACAACACGCAAGAAGAGCCAACCGAGCGCATTGATGCGGCGCATAGCCCCATTGATTACGTTTACTGGACAGATTTCTTGCATAGCCCAGCCCGTACATGGGACGAAGTGTGGTGGGTTTCCCGTGCCGTCTACATGACCAAAGACGAAGGCATTGAGCGTTTTGGCGATGTCTTCAAGAACGTGGGATTGGACAGCAGCAACACGGACATGGATGCCAAAAATCCAATGACCGCCCGCAACACCTACGACAAAAAAGCCAAGGTGTTTGAGATTTGGAACAAGCGCACCGGAAAAGTCTGCTGGGTTGCCAAAGGTTATCCACAGGCGCTAGATGAGCGCGATGACCCGCTGGAATTGGAAGAATTTTTCCCTTGCCCGCGCCCGCTGATGGCGACCACCACCACAGGGACGATGATCCCCGTGCCGGACTATGCTGAATACGAAGACCAAGCGCAGGAACTGGACAACCTAACCCAGCGCATCTACTTGCTGACCAAAGCCTGTAAAGCGGTTGGCGTGTTCAATGCCGAATTTAAGGAATTGGGCCGGTTATTCACCGAAGGCGTGGACAACAAGCTGTTCCCTGTGACCGCATGGGCGGCAATGAGCGAAAAAGGCGGTTTGAAGGGCGCTATCGACATGATGGACACCTCGACCATCATTGTCACCTTGCGCGAACTGTATTCCGCACGGGAACAAGTCAAGCAGGCCATCTACGAAATCATGGGCATTTCGGACATCTTGCGCGGCGCATCCAAAGCCCAAGAAACCCTTGGCGCACAGCAGCTAAAGGCAAACTTTGGCAGCTTGCGGATGCGTAGCAGCCAAGGCGATGTGGCGCGATTTGCGTCTGACATCTTTAAGCTGAAAGCGCAAGTAATCTGCAAGTTTTACCCGCCTGAGTTGATTGTGCAGATGTCCGGCGTGATGGACACACCCGACGGGCAAAACCCGCAACTGTTGCAAGCCGCCGTGCAAATGCTATCCAACAGCACCATCCGCGACTTCCACATTGCGGTTGAGGCCGACAGCTTGGCGCAGATTGACGAACAAGCAGAGAAACAAGGCGCACAAGAGGCCATTCAAGCCATTGGGCTGTTCTTGCGTGAGGCAATCCCTATGATTAGCCAAGCGCCCGAAACCTTGCCAATGGCATCCGAGATGCTGCTGTTCTTGGTGCGCCGGTTCCGCGCCGGTCGCGGGCTAGAAAGCGCAGTCGAACGCGCCATGAAATCCTTGGAAGAAAAGGCGGCAATGGCTAAACAGCAGCAGCCTGGCCCATCACCTGAGATGTTGCAATTGCAAGCCGACCAGCAAGCAGAGCAGATGAAGATGCAAGCCCAGGCGCAGACCGAGCAAATGAAGATGCAGGCGCAAGCGCAGATTGAGCAAGGCAAGGCACAGCTTGAAATGCAAATGCATCAAGCCAAAGTGCAGGCCGAAATGCAATTGGCGCAGATGAAGGCCGATTTTGAAACCACCAAGCAAAATAACGAATTGCAGATAAAAGCCCGTGAAATGGCTGGTAAGGAAGAATATGAACGATGGAAAGCCGAACTGGAAGCAGCAACTAAAATCACGGTTGCAAGAATGGCAAACAACCCTGGTCTTGACCTACCGGTCATTGATGCAGCGGCTGCACAGCTTACGCAAGAGTTAGCCCCGCCAATCATGCAGGCAATGGAAAAAATTGCCATGATGCACGACCAAATGGCAAATATGCACGGCGAAACCATGCAAAACATTGGCGCTGCTATGCAAAAGCTAAACGCACCTAAGCGCGTCATTCGCGGCCCTGATGGGCTGGTGGTGGGCGTGGAGGCCGTCCAATGAGCCTTGTCCTCGCGGATCGGGTTAGGCAGACATCCACGACAACGGGATCGGGCACATTCACGCTGGATGGCTCGGTCACCGGCTTTCAGTCATTCAGCGCGATAGGCAATGGGAATACCACCTACTACACCATTACATTGGATTCCCAATGGGAAGTTGGCATCGGGACGTATTCAGCAGGCACATTGACCCGCGACACGGTGATTTCGTCTAGTACTGGCAGCAAG